CCTGTTATTTAGAATGTCCTTTTCAGATTGATAGGGAACTATCTCACCAGTCTTGAGTTTCCATGCATAATCCAGTTCAGGTAGTAACCACTCATGAACTGGAAGACAATACTCCCAGTTCACAGGTTGAATACAATTCATCACAACTACAGTCCAGAATGCTGTTATGTAGTTAATGATTGTTGTCATTTACCGCTGCCGTAATCCCCACCCTTACGAGCATGGTCTTTCTCTAAGTTACGAATAGTCTCGTGCAATTTTGCCACTGCCTTAGTAACTTCGGGAGTCTCTTCCCATTCCCAGGTATCACCTTTACTGTTCTTGCTTTCTTTTTTAGTCATCAGATATCACCTGCTTTACGGTTTTCAGAGTAGTAAGCATCAAAGGTTCCAGTAGGATAACGCTTCGACAGTTTCTCGATGTTACGATCCTGCACTTCTTCAAAAGAAACATCGAGTGCCATGCATGCTTGAGCAGCATACCAGAGGACATCACCCAGTTCAACCTTCAGATGTTCGATGTTATCTGCATCCCAAGGCTTTCCTTGGAAGATAACCTTCTTGACAATCTCAGTAAACTCTCCTGCCTCAGCAGACATACCTACGGCAGCAGTCAGAAGACGCTGCACTTCACAACCACTTGCCTGAAGTGTGGCAATACGAGAAATGAATTGTGCAGGATCCTTGGAAGGTTCGCTTGTCACCTGGTTAACAAACTCAACATACTTATCTTTAGGAGTTGTTGATTGTGGTGCAGTCACTACTACAGGCATTTGTGGTGCAGGTGCAGGTGGGGTAGGAGGAGTTGGTGCTACTACTGGAGCAGCTGCTGCAGGGTTACCAATTTGAGGACCAGTCGGATCTTCGGGGTTATCGGACCAACCTTCAGTTCCAGGATCACCAGGTTCTACCTCCCAAAATTCTTTAGCGCGTGGACGGCGAGGAGGAGTTGCTACGGGTTTCTGGGGATCTGGCGTTCCATCAGCGATAGCAGAAGAATAAGTAGGCATGATTAAAATTGGGGTTCTGTTAGTTGTGGATGATAGTTGAACAATGTATCTAGCTTAAAATGCTCCCATGCGGCACTGACTAGTTCACAATCTCCTTCTTCAAAATCTAGTCCCTCAGGAGATAAGTTGTAAAAGATTGACATCATTAGTCTATGATTATCTGCAAACCACTCAGGTTTGATATATGGGTTATGAAGGACTCCAGGGAAGTACACTACCATACTATTATACACCATTTCGGCTTGAGTTTCAATTTTAAAATCTTCGTAGTCATGAACTTGAAACCAATTTTCAATAGTCAAATCTTCATGACGATCATAGAAGTTATTCAAACTATTCTTATCGTCTCTATCCATTTGTAAGAAATTAGTTTTTCCTCTCCAAGACCAAAATCCAGTAGTAACTGGATCAACACTTTTAGTAAGATTTAAATTTAACACTAAACAAGGACAGTCTTGTTCTTGTCCAGTTTGATCCATATCACTATCCATATGAGGATAGCAGCATAATCCTCCAGTGGGATCTAGAGTCATATCTCCACTGAAAGCACTACAGTAAATGTCAGTTGGTCGTAAATTATTAACACCAAAAAGTTTAGACAGTCCAGGAGTAAACTCTTTTGCTATAAAAGGAAAGAGTGGTTCTGCAAATTGATGAGTTAAACCAGGGCGAATGATTGTATCTGAACTAAATTTTTTAGTCTCCCAATAATCTAAAGAACTTAAAAACTCTTGAACTTTATCGGGGTATTTGAATACATCTTTCGCCATAAGAATAGGGATATTCCCATTCAACATATGGAACTCAATCTCAAGATTATTCAGTCCTGAAATCTCTTCCCAGATATCGGTCTTAGATTTAATCAAATTTAAATCCCTCAAATTTATTTTCTTTTTTAAATGAATCCTCTACGGTATTGTCACCTTCCCCAAGAAGAGAACCACCTTCACTCTGTTCACAATCATATAAACGCATCTTAGATCTATCAATTCCAACCACAAATCTCTTATTAACTGTAGGATCACCATATCTATTCTTCAATTGCTTTACCATAATTTGCCCGAGTCCTTCAAGATCTTCAGATGAAATAAGGGCAAGCATAAGATCAGCAGTAGCAGGGAGCCCAAAGGACTCAGAGGTATCAGTAATGTCAACATCACTGCTACTATAACCAGAACGAGTGGTCTGGGTGGCAGATACGATAGGGACTTCGGCTTCGACAGCAAGTCCTCTAAGTTCTTCAGCAATAGCCTTGATGTAGCTATATGAATTGACACCAATGGCTCCGCGATAGCGGGAGGAAGCGCATATATTAAGGTAATCAACGAAAATAATATCAGGGCGAAAAGATTTCTTAAGTGCCAGGTCGCTAAGCAAAGACTTGAAATGACCACTATGAGCACTTGCTGTTGGATACTCTTTAATTATAAGTGCTCCCTGAGTTTTTGCAGCAACCTTTGCAACCTTTGTGTCGAATAACTGACGAGGAAGTTCTGCTAGGTCTCTAATGTTAACATCCAAAAGATTAGCGTCAATTCTTTCTGCAATTTTTTCTTCAGACATCTCAAGCGTGATATATAACACATTTTTCCCCTGTAGTAGCACCGAGCTTGCCACATGACACATAAAGAGAGATTTACCAACACCAGTACCAGCCAGAGCAACAGTGAGTGTCTTATTAGGCATGCCGCCTTTTGTAATCTTGTTAAGATATTCCAGGTCGAACGGGATTTTTGACTCGTCTTTGTGGTAGTAGTCATATCTTGCCTCATAATCCTGAAGATAATCGTGACCAATATGGTTATCAAACGAGACGGCAAGAGCGTCTTGCATGATACCTGGGATAGCATCTCTAGTTTTTTTACTATCCTTACCGTCTGCAATCTGAATAGATTCCATCAGTGCCAAATAGATAGCACGATCACGGCACCATTTTTCAGTAGCATCAAGCAACCACTGAGTGTGTGTTTCACTCTCAGTTAGGATCTCAACCAACTTTAAAGCATCTCTGCATTCTGTTTCAGAGATATCATCACGGTTTTGAACTTCAATATTAAGAATCTCTGGAGTCAGAACCTTATCATATAGGTTGACAAAAGAACTGATTTCCTCAAAGATAAGTTGTTCATTGCGTTCATCAAAATAATCAGGTTCTACAAATGGTAAAACCTTTCTAAGGAACTCTTCATCATGAATTAAGTTCCTTAGAATAGTCAGTTCAATCCTGTCACTCATCACTCACCGTAACTAAATTCTTTACGAGCAACCTCGTCAAGTTTTTCCATCACCTCAGGGGTGAAATATTGATCAGGGTCTTTATAGATTGCCTTGGCATAAACTTTCTTACCATCAATCTCATAACGACCCGCTACATTCTTCCAGAGTCCCGCAATTTCTCCGAGTTCAAGAAGACCATAGTAGCGATCAAGGCCCCGCTCATCGTAATACAAGCGAACAGTAACATCTTTATTCTCCTTACTCAGACGCGACTTAGCAGTCTTTGCCTTGATAAGGTTTCCAACGACATCGGTGCCGTCTTTTTCTTTTTTCTTGGACAAGTAAATGATGGTGGACGCAGCGTACTTGAGTCCACTACCTCCTCCCATTTCTTTTGTAGGGACATAAGAACCAATGACATCGTAGGTGTGGTTGGTGACTATCATAGGTATGTTAGCCTGCCCAAGCTTCAATGTCAACATCCTGAACGCTCCTTTAACCAGTTGTGATTTTGTCATATCACGAACCTGTTTGTCGTTCAGAGCATCAGTGATCTCTTTCTCGGTGGACAACATACCCAAAGAGTCTAACACAAACATACAGGGTTTGCGATCTTCTGCGTTCTTTTTCAGATATAAGTCAACTGACTTCAGTGCTTTACTTCTGAAGTCTTCGATGGTAACGACATTAACAACGACGAGACGAGAAAGGTCGATACCACGACTTGAGAGAAGGGATTTATTAACTGCGGCTTCAGTGTCAAAGTACAGGCAGTAACCGTCAGGATTAGAATCGAGGAAATTCTTAACAACAGCAAGTGAGAAGAAAGTTTTACCAGTGCTAGACTCGCCAGCAATGGCAGTAATCTTATTCCCAGATACACCACCAAATATACTACCTGAAACGAGTCCGTTAAAGATGTACGAACCCGTGTCCACATAAGTTTCAGAGTCGTCAATATCTGAGGCGAGTTGTGTGTATTCACCACCAACCTCCTTGACAATTTCTTTGAGAAAATCCATTATTAATCAAAAATGTAGTTTGGGTTTTGAGATTTAAAACTTTCAGCATGGTCTTTTGTTTTAAAGAACTTAAAAAGTTTTACACCCAAATGTTCTTTAAGTTGATACTTTACTTTAATCATTTAGGGTTCGTCCCATCTCAATGTCTTTAGGTATTCTAGCACATTTTCACGCACCGACATTAATTCATTGAAGCATTTTTGGTTATGAGCACATTGCCGCAACTCACTATCTGGTTTGTGGACGCTTTCAATAAAGAGGTCAAGGCCCCTATTCCACCTTTCTTGATCTGTCATGTGAAGAAGAGTTCTAGGTTTACTGTTTTTTCCACTGACCACCCAATAGCATCAAGAATAGTCTTCAAAGGTTCTAAAAACGCTTTGTCGAATTGAGTGTCGTAATCGACATACTTATTGATACCCAACTCCTTAGGAAAATCCTGAATAAATGAAATGACATTCTCATGTATGATGTTGGGTTTCTTCAAATAACAAAACTTGATCTTCTCCCCGTTTTGAATGAGAGAATATTTGTTAGTAAGTTTTGCTTTTTTGATGTAATGGTTATAAAGAAGAGCACCACGACAGTGGATTGGTGTTCCCTTAGAATAGATGTCCGAAGAGGATTTGTATTTTGCAACATCACTGACAGATCTTGGAAAGGAAATATCCTCTGGAGTTAGTTGCTTGAATTTCTTACGGCAGTCATCTATGTAGTCTATCATATTATCTTCTGATCCTGACATCATAATCTTAAAAGAATCTTTAAGCATTTGACGGCAGGGTGCAGGTGTCGATGACTTGACAGCCTCGATACCCATCACTTTTAATTTTGGTTCAGAATACTGAACGCCCTCACTGTTCCATACATTTAGGATATATCTCTTCTTAGCAGTCCAGATACCGCGATCAGCGATATTCTCCCGCTTCATTTGCATTTTTTGTTCGTATGCCGAGACATAATCCGCCAGATTTTCATACGACTTATCGATGTATGGTTCCAATTTGTCTTGACAGATCTTGTCAAGTAACCCCACAACTGCTGCTTTATCGCCAGACTTACTACCAAGAAATTTAGTAACAAGAGGTCCAAGGTTAAGATAGATTGAGTCAGTGTCAGATGCAATGACATAATCCTCCTTCTCTGTAGAGAGTAGTTTATTTAGATATTCGTTCATCTTGTTCTCAATCCAACGAATTGAGACTTGACCAGACAATGTAATTGCCTCAGCGTTTGCTAGTTTAAAATACCTGAAGTATTGATTACCAATAGCACCATAAGCAGAGTTAAGAGAAATCTTTTTCGCCATTTGAATGTTGTTACATCTGGCGATCTCTTTCTGTAACGCAACAGTAGGAGTCTTCTCATACTCCTGCTTGGCTTTGAGCATCCGCTTCTTGAAGATAACACGCTCTCCATACATTTTCTCCATCAATTCGGGCAAGAATCCCTTCTTGTCCTTGCGGAACATGGCACCATTTGCACAGACAGCATTGTCTTTGTACAACTCAAAGTTTAGTTCCTCCCCAAGTATCTTATCAACTGTAACCGTTGGATGTTTCTCGTCGAGGAGGGTCTCTGGTGAGATGTTGTACTGCATAATAAGATGAGGGTAGAGAGAGTTAAGGTCAAAAGACACAACCCAATCATAGACTCCTGGAATCGGTTCCTTGACATAGGCACCTGCATACTTTTCATCTTTGTCAGTTTTCTCTTTAGGTGGAATAACAACACCTTTCTTCTTCAGGTAGTTGTAGATGATGGTATCCCACATCCGAACCTGATAGAAGACATCATTATAGTTCACCTTAGCATCATATGCCATGGTCAGAGCAAGCTCAATCAACTTCATCTTGTCTTCAAGACGATCAACGAGCTCCACATCAATTATATTATATTCAACGAACTTTTGCCACCCGTTTGTGTAAAAATCTTGAAATGTATCAAACTCAGAGTGATCAAGTTTCTTTTGACCCAGTTCTACATTAGCAATATGGTCAAGACGATATGATTCTTGGTTCGTATAAGTGAATTTCTTGTAGAGATCAAGGTAATCTAACTGCGTTATACCACCAATATCATAGAACACCTGCTTACGGCCCTTGATAAAGACTTCCTTTTGAGATACCAAACCCCATGGAGATAATCTTTTTGCAAGTTTTTCTCCAAGAACACGATCAATGCGCTTAGTGATAAATGGAATATCAAACAGTTGGATGTTCCAACCAGTCACAACATCAGGAGTATTCTCCATCCACCAGTTGATAAAACTGTTGAGTAGATCACGCTCATTATTGAACTGAATGTAGCGAACATTGTCCTGTTTAATCTTAAACGGACCTTGACCCCAAGTTGTAATCTCTTTAGTGTTGTAATCTTGAATAGTAATCAGCAAGATCTCCTGATCTGCTACCTCTGGATCTGGAAATCCATTCTCCGAACGAGTCTCAATATCAACTGTTACCTGACGAATCTTGGTAGGATCGAATTTAATTTCGTCTTGAGGATACTTATCAGAGATATACTGATAGATATACCTTTCATTACCATAGATCTTGAAGTTATCAACATCACCATAACTCTTCAAAAACTCTCGACAGTCAGATACGAACCCAGGTTTAATGGGTTCAACATAATTACCATCAAGAGTTTTATAGAAGGTTTCTTTTTTAGAAGGAACAAATAATGTAGGTTTGTATTTTTCGCGGAACTGAATGTACTCACCATTTTCATAAGCACGAACGAGAAACTGGTCCCCGATCATTTGTACATTAGTATAGAATTTCATTCAGAAAGCAGTTCGTTGTATGCTTGGAGGATGTGTGGCTCGGGATCAACTAGAGTCAGAATAGTATCACTTTGAATTCTGCACTTCTTATCAGAAGACTTATTCAATACTTTCCAAGGTGTGAGACGATCCTTATATTCTTTGGGTTCTTCTTCCAACTCAAGGAATTCATATGGATTATCTAACTCACAATCGGGTTCACCGATATCAGCACCAATCTCTTTGATGCCAGCGATAATACACATGTAGTCTTCTTTGAAGACAATAACTTTAACTAATGCCATCAATCAACTCCTTGTACATGTTCTTGAGATCAGCTACTGGTTCAAAAATAGTTTGAACAGAGTTGGGATTTACGATGAATGTAGTCTCTTGCGTAAGCGGTTGCCAAGTAGCAAGGGATACTTGAGATGTATTTTCTGCAGTTTCTCCAGCATCTTCTGTCAGCAACATGGTTGGTTGCATGATGACGCGATACGGATTGTTAAACATGTATTGACGACCCTTGTCTTCTGGATCAATCAACTCTTTAATATCAGCAATGATAGAATCAGTGCCAATGATGGCTACTCTAACGGACATAGTAAGTTTCTTACCTCTAGGTATTATAGCATGAAAAAAGGGGGGCGATCAACCCCCCGATATTTAGAACCAGGTTTTACGCTGGTGATGTTCTGGAATTATCTTCCCTAGCGTCACACTCAAAAGACCGTCCTCAAACTCCACTTGCCTCACCTCCGTCTCATCAGAGAGCGTCCACACCCGCGTGAAGGACCGTTGAGCAAGTCCCTTATGCAAGTAACTGGTTTCGGTCTCCTTGTCCTCTTTCTGCCCCTCTACGAAGAGTTTCCCGTCTTGCGTATAGACATTAACCTCAGCCTTCTTGAATCCTGCTAGAGCAATTTCTAGTCTCGATTCAACGGCACTTACATCTACAAGGTTATATGGAGGATAGTTGGAAGTGGTCTCGTGCAGTTTAAAGATACGGTCGAAATAATCATCCATACCAATACTGTTGCGTGTGATCCTGTCCATTAATTGATCCAGGTTCGCAGCATTATACTTTGTTAGGTTATTAACCATGGTAGCTCCTTAGTAAGCGAGTTTGTTTTTTGTGGACCCTTACGGCATCCAATACTATTTAATCATTTACATAAAAAAAGGGGGATGTTGAAACCCCCACCTTTTTTATTCGGTTGTTACACCTCAATCAACTTCTTTTCTTGCATTACAACATCCTTGTGCTCCTTACCAGTTGCCTGGGGGATAGCACCAAACACATTGTAAGGAGGAACCTTGAGGTTTGCTACACGCGCTGCAGCATAATTCAAGACAAGTTGATCCATTTCATCGAGAAGAGCAATAGTCCTCTGACGATTTGCTTCAAGTTCTTCGTGAGAAGATGCTTGAGAATCGAAGAGAGCAATGTTCATTGTATCGACATTATCAACATAGTTCTTCATCACCTGATAGATGGTACGAAGAGCACGAGTAGGATCGGCTTTCTCACCATTAATACCATAGGTGTTTAGAAGGTCTGCTCCAATGCCAAGTTCATCGAGAAACAGTTGAGCCTCTGTACGACTATAGGAGTCGATGATACCACGACGAGCAAAGTCTTTACAGATTTTTGCTGCAATACCTTCTACCTGTTGAGGACTCAGGTTCAAGTCAAGGGTATAGATCCACCGTTTGATGGTGTCCTTTTCCCTGTCTTCACGATGTTCAAAACGCTCACGACCAAGTTCTTCGATCTCGGTAACGGTAATTACCTTTTGTCCAAATCCCTTATTCATTGATGCACGGGCATCTTGAAGACGCTCCCTTAAGGAGTCTTGGAATTCGGTTTTGGTGAGATCGTTCTCTTCGTATTGAGCGAAGATCCACTCCTTATATCCTAGTTGCTTCAGGTTCTTCAACCTGTTAAAACCGTTAAGGAGATCATCAATACCGTAGATTGATGGAGTAAGGACGGATGTGTCAATGCCTTTTGCAAGGGAGACTTCTAGAGTCTGGTTGTCACCAGTTCCAGCAATCCTAACAGAGTTATCTGTGTTTCCGTTACTGTCCTTGGTATTGATCTGTGTGAGTTTACGCCATTTATATCCTGCAAACTTCCAACCAGGAACCTCTTGAGGTTCAGGAAGAAGTTCTTCGATCTGCTGACGCAATTCCTTAGGCACCCCCGAAAGGGGAATTGAGATAATTGTCATGATAACAAGCCGTATGGCTGTAGAGTTAACAATAGGTTCCTGTCGCCGCTAGTCCTGAACCTATTAAAGGGGACTACCGCAGTGGTTAACCACAGATATATTATAGCATAAAAAAAGGAGGGTGGCAACCCCCCTTGCAAGCGATATTCCTTTGTAGCGTGTCGCGCACGAAAGAGCGACGATTTATTTAGGAGTCCTCTTGTCCTTCAGTCTTGGTTTTTCTACCAATGTTATATTTTGTTTCTAAAACCCAGTTACCTTTATCTTTATATGATAATACTTTGATTTGATTCAAAGGAGCGATGTCCTGAATCATCTCAGCATCAACTACAGAAATCAATCCCCAGTCAGCCAACAATTGAGAGATTCTGTTTCTTCTTTGTACATCATTTACAGTAAGATTTGCTTTCTTACCGTCAAGTGCGAAAAGTTCTTTGAAGTGAACAATGTAATATCTTCCTTGCTTATGCAAGATATGACAAGATTGGTATAGTTTCTTTTCCTTTCTTGATGCTACTCCAATTCTGGTAAGTGTTTCTCGTACTTTTAGAAAATCATCAGGTTCACTGAGGCACACCTCAATCATTTTCTCAGGCGACCACTCAACGGTCGGTTCCACAACAACGCTCATAGCAAGAATAACAACTTTTTATTATTTAGCTAAACTTCTTTTGACATTTTCCATAGCAGGTTTGACGATATCGTAAGCACTTCTATATGCCATTTTATTAATGTATCTTTGGTCCCACCACTCACCTATATTACAACTCTTACCAGTATGATCTTCATAAATTCCTAAGAAGATTCCAAAAAGTTCCCACTGAGACATAGGAAAATACCCAGGAGATAGGCATACAAAAATATGATCATACTTATAGTCACCATGATCATACTCATGTGGTTCTTTAAACCCCCACTCACAATACTTTCCTACATTATTACAGATGTATCGATTTACAGAACTCCTAGAATCTTCCTCAGCCTTTTCTCCATTATGAATCCAAGTCATAGATTTTAATTTTCCTAGAGCATGAAGATAAGCTCCCCAACTACCTTCATCTACCTTCCCATATGTTGTAGTGTGGTGATATTCTAAAAGATGCAGTGCTAAAAAAGTCTCATTAGTATAATCATCGAGTTCTTCTTGAACTTTTTCAATATAACATCCCGCAAGGAAGTCGTCATGATGGTCGATGTTTACCAATTCAATATCTTCAAAATCAAGTATGCTATCAAGGATATAATCATGGTCCCATCCAAAGGCAACCGTTACATCTGGATTAGCAACTAATGCTTTCGTAAAAGTGTCTAGCATATAATCCAGACAATTCTCTTGTACAATATTTTCTCTACAATTAAGGTCAGGATACTTAGAAAAATAGTTTGTCCACTTCGTAGCGGGATGCCACTCATCCCAAAGTTCCCCATCTTCATTGGGCCATTCTTCCACATTAGGAAAACAGAAGTCAATATCGATACTAAGAACTTTCATTTGATACCACCAGTGTCTAATTTTTTACGCATGTACTCAATTTGTTCGGGAAGTAAAATTTTAAGAGCCTGTTGTGCTTTCTCATTGCTGTAACCATAGTATTTCTTTACTAGTTCTAGGTCAGCAATTTTCTCCTGGCGCAACCAAGGAGAGAACCTTTTCTTTTTCCTAATGCTATGTAGAAGGAATTCGTACTGCATATCTTTGTCCAAATGATTCTGTTTATTCATCTCATTTGCAAACATAATTGCATCAATATGCCCAGACAGACAACGATTAACAATGTAAGGAGGATATTGTTTAACGATATCGGGGTTTTCTTTAATAAGATTTTCCTTATTAAAGTTTATAGAGTTCAACCAATCTTTTAGTTCCATAGGATGTAATTACCAATAACAAGATAGTCAATATCCATTTGTTTGAAAGAGGCAATGGCATCCTCTGGAGTTTCAATAATTGGTTCTCCGCTTTTATTGAAGGATGTGTTCAGTAGAATAGGTACATCAAATTTACTGAGTAGTTGACACATCTTAGGATTTTGCTGCTCATTTACAGTCTGAATTCTACATGTCAAGTCACCATGAGTGATGGCAGGGATTTTTTTGGTGATGGAAGTCTGAGAATACAGCATGTAAGGACTCGGAAAACCAGGATCAAAGTAGTCTTCGACTGATTCTTCTAGCATTATACCAGCAAAAGGACGCCAATACTCTCTTTTTTTGACCCTGGTATTCAAAATATCTTTATTCTTAGAATCTCTAGGACTCATAAGCAATGACCTAGACCCTAAAGACCTAGGACCATATTCCGACCTGCCTTGGAACCAACCAATAATTTTATTATCGTTTAATTCATCCGCAACAAAATTACAAAGGTCATCAAAGTCTTCGTAGTACTTACAATTTTCTTCTTCAGGTACAAAATCATCATAGGATTTACCCAACAAAGCAATATTAGATGGCAATTCAATAGATTCTTTTGATCTATATGCACCCCAAGCAGCTGCTCCAAAGTGAATTCCAGAATCATTGGTGAATGGTGGAATGTGCATGTTTCTAAACAGAGATCTTATCCTTGTATTTGCACAAACATTCAGGAAACATCCTCCAGCAAAACAATTGTCATCTTCTAGGTAATCTTCTTTCAAAGTTTCTACCAGATACATCAAAGCATGCTCAAACCAATACTGAATGTAGTGAGCTTTGTCTTCTGGAGAACCTTTTAGATGTCTGTAGACCATCTTATAGTCATAAAAATGGACCTCTGGCATTCCAAATTCCCAGCGATCAATATCAAATAACCCTTCTGCGTAATGTGTTGATGCACACATTGGCCTCTCTTGTTCTGGAAGGAGTTTACCATAAGCAGACATGCCCATGATCTTACCCTCTTTAGGAGTTACATCAAAATTTTGAGCAAACTGAATATTATTAAACACATCCTCGGGGAGAGTAGACTCTTCTCTCATCAACTGCCTATGTTTTGCATCATAAACCATTTGAGACATATTGCAGTAGAACTCACCAAATGAGTTCATACCCAAATCACCAGTTCCTCTAAAAAATCTAAAGATTCTTTTCTGCTTATCAAAGTAACCAATACTATTATTCTCACCACCTCTCGTCATGGCACTGGCAAAATCCCAAATTCCACTACCAAGACCATCGATAGTTAAGAAACTTCCACTATTGAATGGTGATGTGAATACAGTAGAAGCAGCATGACACAAATGATGCGAGAGCATCCAGACTTCCGCATTAGGAAATGATTCCTGCAGCATTCTCTTTCCAATTCCTTCAACTAACTGCTTATTGCTAATCTCAGGATAACTTGGGCAGTAACAAACAATATCAATATCATCCTTACTATAATCTCCTAGCACATATTCAATAGATTTCCTAGGATAATTACCCTCATCTTTAAGACGAGTCAGTCTTTCTTCATTAATACTTCTGATATGAATCCCATTAACAAATAATGTTGCACCAGCATCATGGATATAAGTGCCTGGTTTGTCAAATATATTTGCGTCCCAATCAAGTGCTCCATAAACTCCAACGATTTTCATAATTCAATCTCAGTTTTGAATGCAAGGGTAAATCTATCACTCTTTGCATATGGAGTAATAGGTAGAACTTTATGTTCTAATCTAGAATCAAATATGATTATCCTTCCAGGAGAATAATCAATCACTTTATGTATGGGACCATCGTTCTCGTATATTTTTAACTCTCCTCCCCAAGACTCATCCCAATACTTATTACAACACACAATGACAGTTGCACATGCTGGATTGATTTCATCAATATGCCTGTTCACATAGGCATGTATTGGATAATGATTGAAGTAAGCCTCTTGAATATTAATTTTAAATTTGAAATCAGATAATGCTTCGATGATTATATCATCTAAGTGCAACTCACCCAGTTCATCCAAATCTAGTAACGCCGCAAACCTACAATCTCTTTCTGGAGAATTACTATCTGTAGATTGATTGTAAGAATATTTTGCATTGAGAGCACAATCATTAATATGATCTAGTTGCCACCTACTAAATTTATTATCTAGAACATGAAGTTCATTATCAAATGTCATAGTTCATTAGCACCAGTTCCTTACGCTGTTGCTGATCACTCATATACTCACCAACAGAACGCATTGTGTAAGTGTGTTCAAATTCAGCAGCTTTCCAATCCTTAAAACGATCTCTAATCAGTTGCGACGAATTGTAAGAAATAAGTTGAGGAGAGACAAAACGGTCACAATCACCAGCAAACTGGTCATGGTCAAATCCCTTGTGCATGCTCCCACGCTTACCATATAGATTGGATCCAATCTCATAGGGGGGATCGAGATAGATGTAGGTTGACTTGCTGTCGCTAAGGAGTTGTTCATATGAGACATTGGTAATCTTCCAATTTTTAATTATTTGAGAATATCCTGGTAGTTTATCGATTCCTCGCATGGAGAAATTGCTTTCTGAAGCTTGCTTTGAGAATGATGAGGATTCAGTGAGACCAGAAAAAGAGCACTTGTTGATAATATAAAAAGAGACAGCACGAGCCGTAGCTGGTAAGAAGTGATCATTTACTTTCTCCTTTGCATCAATGAATAGTTCTTTAGCAGATACTGGTTCAGGATGACGATTCTTTAATTGGACAAGTTGATCTCTCATCTCTTGTCCGTTATCTCTCAATTCACACCAGAAATTATAAAGAGGTTCATAGAGATCGTTGACCCAGATATCAAGATGAGGATTCATCTTACATACTTCAATTGCTACACTACCGCCACCTAGAAAAGGTTCACGATACTCAGTGTAGTCTTTAAGATTAGGAAGATACTGGGAAAGTTTAGTCAAAGCACGACTCTTTCCTCCAGGATATCTCAGTGGGGTTTTATATGATTTCATTTAAACTTACACTCCACCATAATTTCTGTCAAAGCGGCTAAGAGATTAATCTCTTGATCTGCTACGAACGCGATTTGGTACTGATACTTAGCAATAATGAGAACGGCAGCAGCAATAGAAGGACCATCCAAGGATGGAACCAGAGCATCGTACACACGGCGAAGTAGTACACTAGAATCGTTGTCCAAATTAGAAACGACCCACTTCCTAACCGACTGAAAATCTTTGTTCTTAAGTTTCTGGATAAGATCATTTACCTTTACATCTCCAAATTCAGCAAGGATTGCTGAATCAATTTTACCACTAACAGAGTATCTCTGACACTCATTTAATACACGACGCCAATCAGGGAAATGCTTATTAATAAGTTCTAGAAGAACTTTTTGATCATACGCCACATCCTCATTCTCAAGTATAGTCCTGAGACGGTTGAAAAATTCTGCTGCGATGGCAGGTTTCTTGGTTCCATTAATACCGAATTCGACGACGGCACAGCGTGAATGGAGAGGTTCAATGAGTTTGTTTTTGTAGTTGCAGGTAAAGATGAATCTGCAATTGTTATAAAATGCCTCAATGTTTGCCCTAAGGAGGAGCTGTACATCATGGGTTGTGTTGTCAGCTTCGTCAATGATGATGACTTTGTGGTTAGCATCTGACGAAAGTGATACGGTCGAAGCAAAGTTCTTTGCTTGATTCCGCACCGTGTCAAGAAATCTTCCTTCATCTGAACCGTTTATAATTATGTAGTCACATTTAAGTTGCTCACACAATGCACGGGCTACAGTTGTTTTACCACAACCTGCAGGACCAGCAAGGAGCATGTTAGGGATCTCACCCTTATTCAGGAATTCTTTGAATGTAGTCTTAGTAGACTCTGGGAGAATACATTCATCAATAGTTTTGGGACGGTACTTCTCGACCCAAAGGAACTCATTACGACTCATTATTAAATCCAATCAGGTTTACGATCTGGGATACGAAGATAATTATCGCACACCCAAGGCTTAGAAGCAATGTACATTTTGTATGCATCGATAGTAGAAATACTATCGTCAAACTTATACTCCTCAGGCATTGCACGAACGAAAGGAGTGTGGTCAGCCCATTTTACACAGGGAATAATCTCATCAGCAGCAAGTAAAGTCTTAAAGCAGGTATGGTTTTTTCCATACCGAGTATAATACTCGTCACATAATGCAATGCCGTGAGTAAGCAACCATCTAGTGTTTGCTACAGTCTCGTTTGCCCAGATAGTGCAAGGGTGATTACGGAACGCTCCCTTGTCCGTAGCATAGGGTGTGCCATCTTTCTTGGGCAGTGTGCCATAACCATGCCCCCACTTGTCTGAGGCGACTATAGAGAGCATCTGGCAGGTCTCCAGGGGCATCTTGACGATGTGCTTGTCGGGAAGAACTCTAGCACACTTCCATGGGTCTTGGTCAGTAACAAAGATATTCATACCAAATTGAATGAGATAATCACACGCTCCTCTTCACTATCGTGAGGGGGTGCCATATGCATTAGATTAGAAGGGAAGATTATTAAATCACCTTCTTTGCATGCAACGGAATTGCATGCATGAGTTCCAGTCTCATCATTGAAAGGAGAAAAGAAAAGAGTACCTGGGTGTTCTTCTGACATTTTAGCATAAAAAACACAAGAGTACCCTAGAGCCCCATGATCATGGGGAACATGATAATCTCTTGCGTTGTACCTCTGACACCACATATTAGAGATGCCAGTAAATTTATAAAGTGATGTCTTACAGAATTCTTGTAGGTATGGTTCTAATATTTTAAAAATATTTTTCTTATACTTAGCATCGTTCTCTTCAAAATAATCTGTAAATCCAATGTGCTTTTCTGCATCATTTGAAGAAGGGATGGAAAGGAGAATGCTCTCCTTAACCTTTTCCCACTCTCTAATAAAATATTGAGTTACAGAAATCTTAAACAGATCAACCTTGATAGGTTGAGTCTGGTTCAAGTGCGATGAAGTAATCAAGGTTATAACTAGAATTTGTGAACTTAGAAAGAAGTTTCTTTGAGATCACAACATCATAAGATCCAGGGATCAGTTTGATGTTCTCAATCTTAAAGTTAAACTCAAAAGTTTTGTCAGTCTTGCCTACAATTAAAGCAAACTCATTAGAGTTATCATTCTTCTTGTCACGAACTGTCAGGGTAATACTTTCACCATCACCAACAGCAGCAAGGTCAGGCAACTGATAAACTGAAGAGGCTTTCAACAGTTTCTGAAGTTGCTGACTCTCAAGTTGGAAGGATACATCAGAACTAGGCAGTGTAATCGCTTTGTCTGGAGGAGTAATAATAACCTCAGGATCAGCAAAGGCAAACTTAACCTTAGTGCTTTTACCTTCACGGATGATCATGTAAGAATCATGCTTGAGATCGATATCAGGATCGCTCATCAATCCCACACCGTTCAAGAACTGAGGCAGATCATAGATGCCAAAGTCTTTCTCGAAGTTCTCATCAACCTCTGCCTCAGCGAGGATGTTCTTCATTACCGAAATGGTACGAAGTTTAGTTCCCTTCTTGACCAGAATCGACTGGTTAATAGAAGAAAAGTTTTCAAGCAGGTCGATTGTTTTATCAGAAAGTTTCATATCCACGCTCGATAGTCTCCTGGTCTAAGCCATAAAAGTGATAGAGAAGAACAGCATAATGGATGATCTTCTTAATGTCCATTCTAGCAGATCCCTTCTTGTTATAACGGGATGCATACTTAAGAATGTTGCCGCGACAGAACGCAGCACC